ATTTTCCTCGTATTTTTTACCGAGCGCACTTCCTAATTTACTCATATCTTTTCCTTATGTTGTTAAATTTTTTGCTTTATAAGAATCCATTTTTTGTTTAATAATAAGACCTAATTTTGTTGCAACTGCTTGAGCTTGTGATTCTAATGAAACACGCATAAATGGTTTGGCTGACATATTAGCCGTTCCAAATTCGTTTGCTATTGCTCTAGCATCAAACATAACGCCAGCTTCAGTATAAAATTTTCTTCTAGCTTTTTTATACTCTTTACCTTTTAAATCGCCATATTGCGCGTGAAATTGTTGCTTTAATTTTTTAGGAATTGGCCGAGATGAAACGAGAGATATAACAGAATCTTTTGGAGTTACATATCTTGACTTCATATCTTTTCTAGTAGGTCGCCTTGCGGTGATATACAAAGAACGATCTAATGCGCCTGTGTCTTTAGGTGATAGTGCTTTTGCCATAGCCAATACAGGTTTCATGGCTTCTCTGACTGCTGGAATTAATACTTTACTTTTTGCATCTTTGTCGCCAAATTGCTCTTGAAATTCTTTAAATGCATCAAGAGTTTCTTTTAAGCCATTAACGGCAAACTTGACACTCATTATTCTGCCTTAATTATTTTTTGATAAATCGTATTATTAAGTTTAATAGCGTAATCAACGGCCTGTTCGGGCGTTAGTTTATCAGCATGATTTTTAGCAATATCGTGAGCTAAAGCAATGCCTGTTAAGCGTTGTTGGGCAAACCCAAACCAGTTCTTTTGACCTGAACCAGCTTGGGATACCAAATAACTTAATAGATCATCAGTTGTTTTAACTTGTGTTGTCATTTCTTTTCCTCAATTAATTAAGAGTTAGACCATCCGTATTGGTTGCCGCGTGGATGAACTGTAAACATACATTTAGCTTCAGCAGTTGGGTTAGGATCAACTTGGAATTGACCTACGCGACCATTAAATGCGTAATTAACATAATCTGTTCCATCGGTTGCCTGAATAACAAAAGTTCTATCAATTGTGCCGTTTTCAGCATCATCTCTCATTAATAGTAATTGTGTATCAGCAGGATTCCATGCCGCAGTAATAGTCATTGATGTTGGTGGAGCTTGTGTAGGAATCTTGTCAGATTGACGAGAACCTGCCACATTGTAATTAGCCATTGCATCATCTTGACCAAAAGCAGGAATAGCTTCTACTGGTAAAACATTAGCTGAAACACAAAAAGCGTCTGTATTAGCGAATGTTGATAATTCAGCAATTGTTAAAACAGTTGGAGTTGCACCTGCTTGACAATATAGAGTTGCGCTAAAACCTGGTAAAACTTTATTTGGAAGTGCCATAATTATTTCCTCACATTAAAAAAATTAAAAAATCTTATGTTGGTATATATAAAGTGCAGTCCATAAATATATTATGAAGCCCAATCTCATTGTCGTATCCATGATATAACCACACTACATCTGCCTTTGAAACATTAAAGCTATGGCCACCGCCACCAAAAGTTCCACTAAAACCATGTAATGCTTGCAAAATATCGTTAGAGGTATCAAAACCATCTGCCATTTCTTGCGTAAATACACTAATCTGAAAAACAGGGGTATCTATACCTTTAATACTTTGAACATTACCAGTATAAACTGGTTGATGCACATCTCTTAATTGCCAAGTAATAAATTTAGGTTGCGTTGCATAATTTCTATTAAAATTTGCATATACAGGTATAGGCGTAACTATACTAGATAATTCTGCCTGTATTGCCTGTGCATATTCTCTAACATCTTGTTGAGTTGCCATCTATACATCTACACTTGGTTTATTAAAGTAACATATTAAAGTTACACTCATTCTATCATTAGATATACTAGAATCAGCTATTCGCCAATCAACATTTTGATAAGTTATTGAATATAAATTATCGTTATCTACTATATCTTTTGTGTTTGGTGTGTAGTTAAATTTCATTTGCACCAAATCACTATATATTCTAAATTTTTCTGAAGTGCTTACACTAGCTCTTACTTCAGATATTAATGGCCTGCTTGTAAATTTAAGAGTTTTAGTTGTTTGTGTTTCACCATAACTGCTTGTGGCAAAAGACAAGTCATTAACTTCTACTGTTTCAAATTTTGTTATGGCCATTTACATTACCAATGGTTTATAAGGTCTTAATAAACAATCCACTCCATAAGGAATCTTTTGCAAAGTATCTGTTACTGATTCTGATCTATTATTATAAAGGTGAGTAAATAATAACAAACCAGCTTGTTTAATTATAGGATAGCCTTGTGTAAAGTTTGCATTTTGCGTGTATTCAACAATAACAGGACTTGTTCTAAAAGTGCTTACATCCGAAGGAATGCCGCTATTTAATACAACTTTATTTCCTGTCGAATCATAATAATAATTACTTGAAGCAATCGTTGTTAAAACGCTTGGTGTGCTTCCATTATAATAAGCAACTTTTGTAATGCTTAAATTACCACTATTAAACTTATCAACATAACTTGTAACTGGCAAATCTAAATAAACAGGCGTTGAAAAATTAGCTGATAAGCCATAATAAACCCTATATGAAGTAGGGAATATTGACATACCAAGATAATCTTCAATATGCATGCGAACGGCTAATTCTAAACTTTCTAAATACGCATCTTGCGATTCATCAGTTCCTAAATTTAACTGTTGCGCTATTTCATCTATTGTTAGCCAGTTTGTAGTTAAGTCGCGACTAATCTGTTCAAACTTATCATAGTTGAACGGATTGCGAGTAGTTCCATACGGCACTTGCCCAAGCGTGTCGCTCATTATTAAACCCCTACTAAAAATACGCCCGCAAAAGGATTTCTAACAGTTGATGCTAATCGTTTCTCTGCAAATAAAGTTATAAAGCCAGGTGCAGTTTGATCAAAGCGTTTAATATTCATTTCCTCTGCATCAGCAATAGTAATAAATTGATCCCAGTTTGCTAATACACCTGAAATCTTACCTGCGGCTGGAGCGGCTAAATAAGGATTAACAATTACTGGGAATCCAAATAGATAAACTAATGATCCACCATCTTCCGTTCCCGTTTCAACAAACATTGGAGCGCCACCTGTTGATCCTTTTAATTTTCTTAATTGAGAAATTAAAGAAGGATGTAAGTGCCATGCAGTTGTAGGTAATGCCCAATATTGACCAGGCAATAAATTAGCCGCATTAACAATGTCGTCATAAGTAATCGCTGAAGCTGAAAATTCTTCTTTTAAAACAGTATGAATACCATTAGTTATAGCAGTTCCGCTTGAGCCATAAGATGCGGCTGAAGTGCTTGTGCTATAAACAACTAAACCGCGCAAACCATCAGTTCCGCCTGTTGTTGTTGTTGATGAGCCTGCTTGATCGTCATTAAGAGCCATTGACTGTGCTTCTAGCGATGATAGCTCAAGCATTAAGTCGTTAGATATAGCTGGATCGATGCCATTAATATCATCCATAACGGCAGTTCTAATTGGTAATTGTGCAGTAATAACTCTAGTAGGTAATTGCCATATTGTTGTAGCAATATTTGGGCTACCACTATTAGGAGTTACAGGGTATGTAAAAGGGTTTGTTGCGTCTGCGGCATTACCTGTTTTAGCCACGAATTGAGCGGCTGATCCTGTGTATGTAACTTGACGGCTTCCCATTCTAAATGGGTTTGCATATCTTAAAGCGGCAAAAGCGTCATCAAAATAAACTCGACCACCAATATTTAAACCTGATCCTGTTAGCGTTGATGCTTCTTCTACATCTTTGGTCTTATTATTATCAGTAAAATTAACTGTGGCTTTGCCTTCAGTTAAAGCCTGTTTAATGCCATTTAAAATTTTTTCAGATGTATTCATTTGTATTCCTAATTAGTTAAGAAAAAAAGGCGGCGATAAAACCGCCTTTTCCCCATATTACATTAATGCTATAGATCAGCAGTTGCAGTTGATCTGTAACGAACTAAAGCGAAAGGATCAACAATAGATGTTGCTAATCGTTTTTCACCATAGAAAGTAATAGAACCTGGCAATGTTTGATCATAACGGCGTAATACCATGTTTAAACGATCAACAATAGTATGACCTCTAGTAAAATCACCAAAATACATTGGATATAAACTATCAGTTCCAGCCGATGCTGAATATTTAGAAGGTGCATTTACATAGGTATTAACTACAACATCAAAACCTAATAAAGAACCTACAATACCATCATTGCGTGCTAAACCATCAACATAAATTGGTCTGCCTTGTGTGTCTGTTAAACCACGAATTGCTGAAAGCATTACAGGGTTAATAACAAATTTAGCATTAGGTGTCCAATATGCTTGTGGCAATGCATAAACAAAATTAACAACATCTTCATAAGTTACATTGTTTGTTAATGCGTTTCCGTTTGTTGTTAATTGATCGTATGTTGCTAGATCATGTAAACCATCGCTTGATGCTGTGCCTGATGAGCCAAAATCTGAAGCTGATGTAGTGCCGCCTGTGTAAGAAGCATTAGCGCCAGGATATTGATTAAGACCGCGTAAGCCGTCAGAACCACCACCTCCAGTTGCAGTAGCCGCACCTTGATCGTTGTTTGTAATCATAGATTGAGCTTCGCGTTGGCTAAATTCAGCTAACATATCTGAAACTACATTAGATTCCAAGCCATCGATGTCATCTAAAGCCGCAGTTCTGATTGGAAATTGAACATTTAAGTCTTTTAAGTTTAATTGCCAAATTGAAGTTGCTTCAGTTGTAGCCGCAGTATTATTAACAATACCATAACCCCAACCAGCGCCAGCATTACCTGTTTTAGCTC